CATCGGCTGTGTAAATCTTAATAGCATTGTTTGCTGTGTCGTACCAGAAGTCACCACGGATTGACGTGCCAACTGCTGGTACATAATTTTGTGCGGCTAAGAACGCAATAGTTTTCCAGTTGGAATTGTCTGCGTTTAGCTTTAATCTGCGTTCGCCTGTATCAAACCATTGTTGGCCAGTTACTGGGCTAATTGGTTCAATGCTACTTGCAAAGTTTTCTAGCAAATGAACAAAGTTTTCAGCGATCAGCTCGCCGTAGCCAAGATAGTTCTTGCCTAATAAATTTAAACTGGTTGATGTGTTGTCAATTTCCCCATCAATTAGGTTAACTAACACTTCACCGTTTGCTTTGTTTACTTCGTATGCCATTTCTCATGTCCTTTTGGCTTATTGCCTTTGTATATTTAGTTTAAATTTGGATTAACCAGCTTGAACTTTTAGCGTGTATACAATCTGTATACGCTGATTGTGACTCTTCTCAACCGGGTGGAAGATAAAGTGCGTTAGCAAATTACCAGAATTTAAACCTGCTGTCCCTTTTGTTTTTAATGCAATTTCGTCAAATACCATTTCGCCATCTACGCTTGTAGTTGCATTTAGGCTATCTTCGGTGCTATTAACAATGTTGAAAACGCTGTCACTTGCAACAGGATCATCATAATCAAGTGTTGCTGTTACTACTGTACTGCTGTAAGTTGTTCCTGTAGTATGTGTCACCGTTAAGTTGTTATTGGCAGAGTCTGGATTGTTTAAATCCTGTGCATCAACCACTGTAAAGTAAGTTGGATTGTACAGTTCTGAATTTGATCCAAAAACATTTGGTGTTCTATATGAAATAGAACCGTCGATTGCAGTTACACTGGCACCTTTACCAAAGTGCATTTCACTGATAAAGCTGTTTGTTCCGCGGGCAAGTGCTGTTGCCAACACTTGACTCATGTTTTCCTGGTGAATAGCGTTTTCGCCTTCACGCAATACTTCCCCGGTATCAGCATCTGTAATCACAATGTGAGTTGTAATTTTAACTGGTAAAGATGTTATGTTCATAATGATATTTAGTTTATTTAAAATAACCCACTTTATTGTTCTTCTAAGTCTTGTACAAGAGAGTCAGAGATTGGTGCCAGTTTTCTGCCGTCTTCGGTTTCAATTGGGTTGCCTTCTTCGTCGGTTAGCATGGTTCTAATGGTCCAATTCAAAGTAATTGATTCACTAATAGAAACTGCAATATCTTGTTGAGCATTGTTTAGCTTGTTTGCTTCAACAATTTTGCTGTGGAAAGGCTTAACTTCGTCAATGTACTTGATAATTAACTTATCTTTCTTGTTGTAGTATGTACCCACCTTTTCCAACTCACGCTCGCTGGTTTGGAATACGTCAAGATATGTTGTTTTAACTACCCAATCTGCGTTTGGAATCTGTGACAAACTTTCCTTAACCAATGCAAAGAATAACTTGTTAAAGTAGTTGATGTCCTCGCCTACAAAGATATTTCTACGCAAGGCACGAAGAATACTCTCAACTACTTCGCTGATATCTTCGTCCCAGTATGTTCTATCCCAAGGCAACTTGTCCCAGGCATCATTTAAGCTGCCGTCCCAAATTGCATTTGAGAATTGGATTGTACCATTTTTGCGATACATCAGAGTTAGGTTATTACCAGACTTTGTATATGCTTCAATGATATTACCATAATTATCAACGATACCAAAATTTGTTATTGTGCTATCAAGTATGCCAATCTCTTCAGAACGGATTCGTACTTGTTCGTTACCAACTGTATAGCCTGGTACAATATAATCAACATAGTCCCAATACTGGGTTAGATCTTTTTCGTATGATCCATTTAATGGTTGATACTTTATCAAGTATCGGTCCCAGTCTGGCTTGCTAATTGTATCGATGTTTAACAAGTAATCATTGGCTGCTGTGATAAGGGTTCTGCGGGCCGCAATAACATCTTTGAACCAGGACTGTGGGCGAGGAGCATACTCATTACCGTAACGTCGTAATGGATGTAAGCTAGCATCAGGTACTTTGCGTCGAGTATTAACTACTGCATAGTATCCTTCTGTGTTTTCGTATGGATCTTTAATCAATGCGCCAGCGGCGCTCTTGATAATAAATCTCTGCTTGATATCCTTAGCAAGACCACTTGCAACAAAGTCGTTGATAGTTACATAAATTTTATGGTCTGCAGATGTTGCACGACGAACAGTATGAATATCGTAACGAGTATCATCAAGATTTTGAAGTATTGGATAATCGCTACCACCGTACGTGCTAGTAGCAACATCAATGCCATTGTTTTTAATGTATAGGTAATCACCTTTGCGATATTGTTGGCCAACAACGTACTCGTTTAGCTTATATGCTTCTCTGTAGTTGTCGCGGCCTACGACACTTGATGACAATCTTTGATACAAGAAGTCATCAATGACATCTACGTTTTCTGTTACTAATACGCTGTTGTTATGTACTTGTTCTGGGTTTATGTTTTGCTCGATACGTAGGATGACTTTGTCTTTGTTTCCAAACACACCAGAAATATTAGCAACGATAAATGCATTAGTATCAATAGGAGCTAACCAAGCAACACCATTTACATCTGGGTTGTTTAGCACTGACTCAATAGCGGCTGCTGAATATGCTCTATTGCCGCCAGCTGGTATTACTGAAGGACTACGCTTCCAATAGTAATATGTTGTTGTGCTTGCGCCAGAATCTGGATCAGTTGTTACAATTTCACTGTATCTAATTTGACCTTCAGCATTGCCACTTGTGTCTAAGTATGCATCTGGTGCAACATCTGTTGATGGTAGTTCTGTACTACCTACCCATTCATAGATAGCAACTTCGCTGTCAGCAAAGCGTTCGCCCCAATGGTTAGCACGGTACTGTAAATTACCTGATTGTTCGTATTCAATGTAACGTACTTTGTCTAGGTCCCACCATAGTTTGCCAACTTGCTCAGCACCCCAAGGTGTTGAGTTGTATTCGTCAGGTAAGCCTAACTCATTAACGTTGTAACTTGCAGGGTCTGGCAATTGCTTAAAGTCAATGAACTGGGCAACATCATCAATTGTCAAGCCCTTGTATGGATCATACACTTCAAGAGTCTGGATTAAGTTTTCAGTATCATAATCAAACAACTGTACTTGATAAATTGATCCACTATCAATCATTGTATTGCTATAGTGTTCAGTGTCGTACTGCTGTGAGCTTACTTGTCCATTGCCAGTAAAGGTGTAAATCTTATAGGTTCCTTCAATGTCACCGTAATCAACATACGCTGTCATTCCGGCGCTGAACATCAATGCTGATTCTAAGAATTCTTCATCTGTAGTAAATTTAACAGAACTTAATTTGAATCCAACTGCGTTATAGACAACTTCATTGCTTGTACTACGTGCTTGAATCAGTACGTTATAGTCATCAACTACTTCTTTAACTTGATGAACTCCGTTATAGTTTCCGTCATTTGTGCCAGCGATGATAAACGAGTCACCTTTTGCTAATCTGTGTGGGCTAGCGAACGATGCCTTACTTTCATTTAAGCCAGTATTGAATGCATTTGGACAAATTTCTTCAATGTACGCAGGGGCAAATGCCTGCAGAACGTTCCAGCCGTAGCCTTGTGGATTTGTAAAGATGTAATCACTGATCCAAATAGATGGAAGCATTGTGCCAGTTATTAGTACTTCAGCCCATTGTGTGTTGTCAAATGCGCTAACATCAGAACCAATGATACGTACTGTTGCTCTGTACAACTTACCTTGGTGCCAAACGTAATCACCTGTATTGTAATCGTTGTATCTGCTAAATGATTGTGTTTCAAATAGTATTGCAGAATCTTCTACGTCGAGCAACTTATCAAATGTAAGATCGCTTAGGCGCATGATCTCTACGTCGGTTGTAACAACGTCAGCTAAACCAGCACTTGGCAACCAATTTTGAGACTTGCTGTAGTTCTTGTCGATCGCGTCTCTATTGATTGTTTTAAACAAGTAATCGCTTGGACGAGAAACCCAACGTGGATCAGCCTTACCAACGATATCAATAATGTTGTCGCTTCGTAAATCTGTAACACCAAGTGCATCATCACGGAATCTTACGATTTGACGATTGCTTGTTAGGTCTTTTTTACGAAGTTCAATTTCCCAAGTTTTCTTGTTTGACAAATTACCAAACTCGCCGGTGTTAAACATCCACTGCTCATTAACACCCACGTCTTGTTCGTTGCCCGGAATGTCAATGTTTCTATTTCTGAACAGCGCATCAATGGCCAAGTTTGTACCAACAGCACTTTGTAGGCCTTGACGGTACAAGTACGCACTTGTGCTGTCTTGTACAATGTCAGCAATAACACTTTTCTTTGAAGGTACTACGTTTCCTCGGGCAATGTCAGTTTTAAGTGTATCAAAAGCAACACGTTCTGGCATGTGACTTGCAACAATATCATTTACAAGCGTATCAAAGCCTGGCAAGGTGCTGTACTGCTGTGGCAATATACCAAGTGCAGATGGACGACCTGTCCAGTTATAAGTTCTGCGGCCAGCAATTGTCAAGTCTTGTAATCTGTTATCTGTTTGTAAGTCAGCAATTAAGTCACCAAACTTGGTCTTGTTGCTGATAAAGAAAACGTGATCGTAATATTGTGTTTCAAAATTTACAAATACAATTTGATCGTTGGTTAATGGAGTGATTTTATCTGTGCTGGGCTCAAAGTCGCGAGTAATTAACAACTCTGCGGCAGTTGCTGAACGTCCATTGGCATACAACACCTTACCAGTGCGGCCAAGGTCAGCATCAAGTCTGCTTAGTGCGCCCATTGGGTGATGAATTTTTAAACCATCAGTTGTTGCAACACCTACGATACAGAAGTGTTCTTCACCCCACTGTTCTTCGCTCCAGGAGATAGCATCAATTGCCGCTTGTTTCCAGTCTGTTATAGTACCACGACTGTTTATAGTGTCGAAGACAAGTCCTTGTTGCTTTTGATATTCTCCAAGACCCATTAACAACGTGATCAAGTCTTGCTTGTTTGCAACATATGATCCATAAGGCACTGCCACTGGAGTAGTGTCCCATTGTAGGTACTCAACAAATGTACCGTAGCTGGTTGTCAACTGACGACGAGTTGTAGGGTATCCGGTTGACAGCGCATTTGCTGTTGGTGTTAGAACTTTAAAGAATCTGTACTTTGGATCAAAGCCGTACACACGGAATCCAACGTCATCTTTTTCAACTCGTACAGAAGTGTAACGCAACTGTTCCTTTGGAATACCGTGGCTCAATGTTAAACCAAAGTCATTGTCAGGTACATATTCGTTGTCTTGGAATTTAGAGTACGGCATTTTCAATGTAATAACACCGTCAGTGAAACCACCAACACTAAACTCTAACTTTGTACCAATGGCCAACAAGTCATCCAATGGTGACTCACCTAATAAATTAAATTCGCGGTAGCCTTCGAACAATACTGCGCCAATACCAATTAAGGTACGTGCGTATAAGAACTGGTCAGGTGCAATGCTGCCTGTGCCTTTGGGTGCTGTGCTGTTATTATGTACTGTTTGGATAAACGGGTTGATTGAACTATCAAAGAACTCGTTTGCTAAGTCGTAGCAATCCAATGCATGAAGCACATTACTCCATGTGCCGCTTACGCTTCGTCTCCATGCCATTTCAGCTGGACCCATTGCACCAATTTCCCAAGGCTGTTGTGCTTCATCAACTGTTGGCGAAGCAATACCAGCATCAAATGGGCTTAGTAAATTACCATTGGCATCAACTGGGTACGTTGTGTGTGGGTGTGCAAATTTTGGATCTGTAAAAGCCGCACCACCTGGTTCATTTAAAATACCAAAGTATAGTGCCAGTTCAAGTGCTTGACGCTTTGTTGCGTCAGTCCATGAGTAATGAGTATCCCACCATGTTGGCTTGCTATCGTAGCCTAGTGCTTCCCACGGAGCATCATGTAAATGATATGTACCGTAAAAATCTAAGTATAACTTTCTCCAGCTTGCATTACCATAGTTCCATGTCCAAGCATCGTTGGCATTAAAGTCACTGCGACTTCTGTAATCAATGCCATTTATAGAATACCATTCTAGCTGTGAGCGAGACTGTGACTCGCTTACTTCTTCTGCCGAATAGTTTCTAAATGCGTACTGTCTATTTGCTTCACCGACTGTGTTAATGCAAGCATTGTAGATTCGTTTTTCTAATTCTAAAATAATTGCATTTAGTGGATAGCTATCAGTAACTTCCCCGGATTCCGGATCTACGTATGCACTGATACGTGAGCCGTCGTGACGTTGAATAAACGTCTTAGAGTTTGTTCCCCAAGTTTCTGTTACCAGCTGTGGAACATATACGCCACCTAAACCAAGTTTGGCAGGGCTTGCTGGGATACCAGAATACACTTCTGTTTGGCCAGCAAAATAAATCTCAATGACGCTGTCAATTGCAGGTGCAGTATTAAACACAACCTGTTGTCCGCTGATTGTATAGTCAACGCCGCGTAATTGTAAATTATCGTTTACGTAAACATAAACGTGATCTGCGGCATATGGTAAAGTAAACAAATCAACAGAGCCAATGGCAAATGTATCACTACCATTGGCTGTTAATGTATTCAATTGCATACCATCGCGAGTAAATGCCATACCAGATACTGCATCAACTGAGCTATAAGTTACTCCCAGAAGCATTTCACTTAAGATACGGTCAAGTGTATTGTTAATACCATACTCGCTAATGTTATAGACGATATTGCTTTCTTCCAACTTGGAAATAAACTTACGGTACCATCTCCAAGCACTCATTGAACGTGCAACTACAACATCTTGTAGTCCAGGTTGCAATGCAAAGTTTGCCCATGAAGAACGAATTGCACTGTTGTCAGCCATGTAAATGCCGTCGAGTGTTTTAAACTTTGGACAATCAATCCATTCACGCTTGCCTGCTGTGTTTACTGCAATGTTCTTTGACAGTCCTTTAATAATTCTTGCTACGCTAATCTCACCAAAGTTTTCAAATTGCTCTGGATTATAATCAATACCTGGAATAGCAGTTAAGTGGTCACTGTCAATATTATTACCTTGATGCTGAATTTCAACAACACCTGTGCCATTTAATGTAACTGTATAAGCAGTTGAATCAATTGCATAATCTACAGGAAGGCTGTTCAACTTAATTTTTACAAATCGAGGATCATCTTTAAGTTCAATTAAGCGAGTAGTAAAGCTAATAAAGCCAACAGAAACAGTTAGCGTATCAACTGCTGTTGTTGGAACAACAAATGACACTACGCTATCTACTACTGGCACATCAAATGCTTCAAAGCCTTGGCCACGTACTGTTGCTACAGTTTGTAATCCATTGTGATATACTTTGAATGAAACAGTGCGGCCACGTGCGGCTACTGCTACATTATCTACAACCTGTTTAAAGTCGTCTGTGTGCAATACTGTGCCTACACCATTGGCAATCTTAACTGCCCAATTGTATTCTGGCCACATTGAACTATCTAACTGAATAGTTGTTGGGCCGTCAATGTTTTGTGAGCGAAGTGCCCAGCTTTTCAATTTGAACCATGCACGACGGTAGCCATTGCTTAGTTCAGACACTGTATCACCACCATTGAATCTACGGAATGAGTATGGTCCAGGCACTGGCTGTTGAGTACCAGTGCTGTCAATATACAATGCTGTTGTTTGAAGCGTGTGTTCAAACAAAATATTGTACATGCTGTTAACCGCTGTATTGTCGGCAGTCAACTGTGTAAATTGAGTTGGCAAGAAGTCAATGTTATAACCTGACTCGTCATCAAAATTTGCGCCAGATTTGATCTTAATAATTGTGCTGTTAACTACTGATGGCTTTGTTCTTGTGTTTGAACTTAGCTTAACGCCATCACGACTGTAAATTTCAAACACTGGTTGTTGAATTGCAGTAGTACGGAATGTTGCTGGAACAGCAACACCATTCTTCCAGTGATACTCTTTCAAGTAATGTGGGTCAGCAGATGAAGTTACGTTGATTACTACTGCGTCACCATCGTATGCTACTTCCTTTGATACTCCTGTTGTTACTACACCATCGTGCTTGATGTTTAAAATTTTGTTAGCATTTGAATCTTTAGCTAGCCATAGAATACGCAAAGCAGACAATAGCACTCCAGAAATTCTGTAGGTAATTGTCCAGTTAGATGCTGGTGGATTTTTAATCCAGGTAATACTGTTGCCGGTTATTTTGTAAACTGCATACTTTGGAATTCTACCGGCGGCATTGTCCTTGTCAAGGTTAGCTAAGATTTTAATAAGCTCGTCTTGCGGAATGGATGATGCGTTTAACGCTAACTTGAAGTTGGCGCCAATTTGTGTTTGTACAATGATATCAACTTGTCTATCAAGTTTAGCCAACAATGACATATATCTTGGATTCAAGACAGTTGTGTTGCTATCAACTAATGGCAAGTTAAAGAAATCTTGAATACTAATGTTTAGTTCATTGACCAAGAACGTAGGCCAGGCGCGGTAGCGAGTACCGTGATTGTATAATTCAAGGCCGTTTTCAAATTCAACAATAGGACGCATAGCCTGACTATTGCTTTTTGCAATGTCACTAAATTCAATTCCTAAAAAGTCAACTGCTGTTTGAATAGTAGACTTGTGGAACCAGCAATTTGTTCGGCTGTGTGCATTTCTGTTTTTTGCGCCCGGCTCTTGTAAAATGTATTCCTTAGGGTTAATACCAGGAATGAAACCATCCCACTCAACACGGTCCCATGGCACTGCCGATTGGTCCCACAATGCGTTTGATAATTTGCTGTATACTGTGTTTGTAAACTGAGAGTGCAGACCTAATAACTGAATACCTTCTTCAGTGCCAACACCAGTTACTAACCACGAACGCAATCTAAGTTCTTCGTCTAGTGTGATATAAAAGTTTGGTACATGAACATGCACAGCCTTTTGTGCTGGGAATTCAGACAGCCACACAATGTGATTGCCGGAGATATAGTACTCAACGCCTTGTGTTAGAATAACACCATCAACAGATACACCAATTAGCCCTTTATCGTAATTGATAAATTCATAATCCATTTGAAGTTGGCTGTTGCCATCTGTTAGCAAATCTAAATCCAAATCGCCGCTGATATCAGTTAGGCCTGGGCGTTGGTGAAATACCACTCGCATGCCATTTTTAAATTCTAAACTACGACCGTTTGGCTGTACAGGTGATGTGTAATATTTCTTACCAACAATGTCAGACTGTACATTTAAGTCAGTATTACCACTGGTTAAAAACACCACTGGCATACGTTCTTCGATCCAGTAATAGTTTGCCCAGTTTAAAAACTTGTCTGGGTCAATTGGCAAATCTAAAATGCTAATTGGTTCTACTGTTTCACGTGTTCTATCATTTAGATCCCATGCTGTTGCAATGTCGTCGGCTGTTAATACAGATACCTTATCATCATTGAACAGCACTAAGCCAGTTTCTAATTGTCTGCGAGCAGTAGGATGTGGCAAATAATCTAAGCCAGTAAACTTTGTTCTATTACGGCCAACGGCATAGTTTAATGTTTCGATGGAACTTGGTTGAAACAAGTCTTCCATCACTGCACTTAGAACTTTCTTATTTGTTTCAGTTCTAAAAATCGTAGGTAGTAAGTCAGTCGTCTTAGGTGAAACGCCTGTGTTTAAATCCTGACCCGGGAATGTTTTGCTGTATGGGTTTTCAGGGTTTAATTTTTTTGGATCTTTTGCCATTACTTTGCCTTATTAATTTGAAACAACTTCAACGTCATTTACCGTTGCGCTACTGATAAAAATTTCATTATCCTCACATGGGATCTGGAACAGGTCATTACTTGACAACTGTTTTTGTTTTGGTATCAACACAATGCTACTGATAATTCCACCTAACGACTTATGTATCCAAGCAGCCATGTCTGTGAAATAAAACGTTTCACCAAAGTCCCAATTGTCCACTGAGAAGTATTGGTTGATTGCCGCAATAACACGACTGCGAATTTCAGCATCGCTTACTCGTGTAGTATCACTCTTGGTAATACGAATCTTAACTTGATTTCTGCTGTCGGCGTTCTTACCAAAGATAACTTTGTAATTAACAGGATGGAAGATAATGCTGTCACTAATACTCTTATAAGGGATAATAGAGCTCATTAGCTTTTCTAAACCATATGAAGTTAATGGTAATGGCTTTGTAGATTCGTTGCCACCAGCATTAACCCAAGCACGATAAGAATCGTTGTAGTTTGATGTTAATACATACATGTCAACAATGTTTGTTGTAGATGCATCAACTCTGTTATCTCTTAATGGAACGTGTGTGCTTTGTACTTTTAGATCTTTTCTGCCAGGTAATATCACGCCAGTAGTATTGCTTGGCTTTAATGTGTATTGTCCCTTGGTATCAACAAATGGTACACGTTCAAACTTTACATTACCAGTGATTAGTTTGCTAATTACATCTGGATCATTTGGTGCTAAGTTTTCATTTAAACCAGGTAGTAATAGCATTACTCGAGTTGAATCAAAGCGACCGTCATCTAACTTAAAGTAATCGTTAACGTCAAGTGATAACTCTGACTCTAATCCGTTTTGTTTTAAAAACTTAATAGTATCTTTAAGCACACGCTTCGATGACGAATCAATTGATTGGCCAAAACGTTGGTTGTGGAATGTCAATTGGTCAACACTGCCAAACACTGTTTGATCGTTACGTGTGTATAATGTCCAAGAACCTGTTGTTGTATCGTACTCTAAACGTACTAACCAGCTTGCGCCAGAGTTTGTGTTTTGCTCTGTTGGCGGAACTAAGTCGCCTGTTGTTACAACTGCATCCACTGGAATAATTTTCCAACGATCTGGTTGAGTTGATGTGTTTACATACTTCAAACCAAAGCTACGTGCCGCACGAATTTCAGCAAGAATTTCACGTTGCTCAGTTGGAGTAAAAATTGTACGCAATGACGGGAACCATGCCTCAACGCTTGTGGATGTCAAAATAGAATTTAAGAATACAGCTCCTTGACCATTGGCACGTAAGCCAGTGTTGTTGCCGTCATTATCACTTACACCCAGGCCTTCGCGATATACATCTAGCACACGGCTCCACTTACCGCCTGCGGTTTTTACTAAACTGTTTTTGCCAATGGTTCTATATTTGATATCTGGACTGCCGCGGCCAATACGCAATGGTGCATTATTTGTTACAATTGAAAAGTGACCTGTAGTAGTTGCGTTACCAGAACTTACTGTTACCCACTTGACATTAACACCAGATTCTGGTGTGATAGGAGTATACTTTTTGTAATACAACTGGTGCAAGTGTCTGTTCAATAAACTGTTTTCTACCCAAGACAACACTTCTTGCGGACCCGATAACGAGTCTTTTGTAGTAGATGTAACTACTTCAGTTTCGTAGATATAACCATCGTCGGCAAATGTAATTACTGGACGGTATGTGCCAGTCGGGTCAGACAAGTCTGCGTACACACTTTGGCCAGCATGTGTTCTGTTAACTGCTTTGATTTTATCGACGCCGCTTACTTTACCTTCTGGATAGATGTTGTAGTCAGAAGCAGTAATCATACGGTCTTGGCTTGCGCTTGTACGACCTGCACGATTTTTAATTTGTTCTAGTGTTTCACCGGCAGTGCTTGATGCCGGAGTAGATAATTCAAGTGTAATTGTTAAGTCTTGTTCAGTTGATGTACCATCAACAAAACGCAATGACATTTCTAAACCTGCTACATCGTTAGGAGAGATTGACAATGTTTCGTTTGCACTTTCGCGATACCATACACGAATGTTACCTGTAGGAATATCTGCAAAAATATCGTCACCAAACTTCAGTGATACTGAATCGTTTTCACGAGTAATAACTTCGTATACTTTTCGTACGTCCTTGGCTACTGCATTGAATACAATGTTTTTATTGTTTGTATTTGGTACAGGAGTCCAATGTTCTAAAATTTGTCCTTGCGAGTCAATGCTTTGAACCCAAATATCGGTTTCGTTGATGTTGCTGCCTTGTAAATCAATCACACGGTTTTCAACTCGTGTGTTTAAGATAAAGTCTTCAAACTTTAATGTTCCTTGTTTGAACATAAAGAACCAGCCGTTGCTACCAGAGCCAAAGCCAGTGCCATCATTGTTAAACAATACAGTCTGACGACCGTAAGGGTTTGGCGTGTTTTCTTTTGCAAGCTCTGTAACTGTGTCAATTGTAACAGGAACTAACTCGCATGGATAGCTGTTGTTGTTTCTTGCTGTCAATGAAAATGATTCAACCATTGTTCTTGTGTCAGGTTGATCAAGTTCGTAAATTTGTCGTGTGGTGCCGTTGTCAGAAATAGAACTAACTGGACGGCCAATTGGGTTTGATTTGTTTAGGGCCTGATTTAAAATTAAAGAAAACTGCTCATTGAAGTCTAAGTTCAACGGGTCAGCCCACACGATTGTTTTACCAGCCAAGTTTGTACCTTTGCTGTCATATATTTCTTGTGTAGTTGTTACAGAAGTAATTTTTAAGAAGCCATTGGCCGCGCCGTTACGGAACGGCTTGTAGCCCAACTGTCGAGCAATACTTAATACATTACCACGGACTTCTGCTGTTTCCAAGAACGTTTCGCGCAAGTTTAAATCTGCACGGAAGGACAAGTTTTGTCCCATAAATGCCATTAAGTCTACAAGTGCAACGTACTCGCTTGAATTGATAAAGTCGTTAAAATCTTCTGGATAGTTAAGTTGAATATGATCTAGCAATGCAGTACGTAGACTTTCAAAGTCGTATGCTTTAAAGTCTGCATTTACTAGATAACGGTAATTGTTAAGCCAGCTTTCGGCGGCGTTTAACTGTCCTAGGCGTCGTGTCTGGCTCATAATGTGTTCGTTCCTTTATCGTATACCAATGGTAGTACTACTGTTTCGTCTGTGGGCAAATATGTCACTGTAACTTCAATGTTAAGTGCGTTTGGACCTTCGGAGATAGCTACACTTTGCAACAACCAACGTGGATCTGTTTTGATAATCGAACGTACATCAGCGTCAATTAAATTGATTGTGTAATCATCCAATGGCTCAAAAAGCATATCCCATACTATGCTACCAAATTCTGGCATCATAATACGCTCGCCTTTGCGAGTATGAAAGTGGTTTAGTAGGTCTTGTTTCGCAAGGGCAAGGTCGTACAGGACTGGATTTAAAAAACTAGTCCCAATTGAGCTGTACCCGCGGAATTTTGAAGTGTAACTTGGCATACACCTATTTACCAAGTTTTATTAAGCAGGGTTTTATCTTTAAGTAGCAGACGGAGCACTTGGAGGATTATTGCCTCCTGTATGCGGAGAACCGTACTTGTCACGTAGTTGTTCAACAGTTAAGTTGCTACCATATGGCACATTTCCAGTGTTTAGATAGTAACTTCTTTCCCATTGGGCCAAGTGTTGCGGAGTTGGTTTTCCGTAAGTATTTTCAACTTTAGTTCCAGTTTGGCCACCGTTACCATAAGGGGTACGCCAGCCAGCTGTATCTGGAAGTTGAACTTTGTTGTTCTTTAAACGTAACAAATCTCGCTTGATACCTTCAGCTTGCAATTGTTCTGGCTCCATTACTCGTGTATCAGAGTTTGGCTTTCCAGTCATTGCATATTTTGCATCGCTGTTGCGAACTTTGCTACTGTTATTGTAAGGAGAATTGGCCCAAATTTTAGCAATAGCTTCGTTAGTAGGCTTACCGTCGGCTGTGGATGCGGCTGCTTGAACCAAATCTTGCGCCATTTTATCAGCACTTGCTGGACTGCTATACGATGCCATGATTAATGCATCAATTTGAGACTGTGTAATACAAATTGGCTTACCTGCTCCACTTTTGGCCTTTTCAAGTGCTCGCATAACTCGAGGAGTATTTTCACGATCAATAATTTGACGGCTTGCTAGTCGTGCTTCGGGCTCACTTGGGCCAGCTAACAATGCCTTCTTTAAGTTTTCGTCAATCTTGCCGCCGCCGCTGGGACCAAAAATGTCTAAGCGGATGCCATAGCCAATGCTATAACCTTGGTAGTCACTGTACATGATACCACAATATGCTTCGCGACTTTTTAAAATCTTAAAACCTTCATCGCTTAATTTGCTTTGTGTTACTTCTGGTACGCAAGCAATAGCATCAGTGTCTTCTGGTGCTGGTTTGTCTTCGTAGCTTTCTGGAGCTGGTGTAATAACCGGATCGTCAATTGGAGCAGTTCCGGGTACCACTGTAGGCTGTTCGCCGCCTTTACTAACGTGGCCACCATATGGTTCAGCTTCGGGTACGCGACCTGCAATACTTTTACCAACTGATGAGTTTGTTACTAAACTATTCTGACTAGGCAATGTTGCACGTTCAGCAGGAGGACCATTTAAGTCAATGCGCTGGCCTGTCATTTTAAACTGGCTGTCAGCAAGAATGTTCATGTTCTGACTTGTGCTCAACTTCATACCGGTAGTACCAGTTGCATTAAACACTTCACATGCTTCTATTTCAACATTCTTTGCGGCTGCGGCGTTTAGATTGCTGCCAGCATCCATGTTGATGTTATTGCCAGCGCGAAGGTTAATACTATCTTCGGCATTGACACTAAAAGAGCCGCCAGCATAAACGTCAACGTTGCCTTCTTTGTCAAGTTGCATCCAAGCATTGCCTGTTGCGTTGATAAAGTAAATGAAGCCTTCGTCGTTGTCCATGATAAACGTATTACCCGAAGCAGTACGTAATCTGATTTGACCATTCTTAAAACCTTCGCCATCGTCCATAACAAACTGATGCTGGCCAGGTGTTAAAATACCATAACCCAAGCCTGTGTGTTTTTCTTTATTTCTAAATGGACCAGCATTGATGTGCCCACGGCGTTTGTCTTTCTCTAGACCTTGACGTCTAATAACGTTATTAAGCGGGTGCTTGGGTCTGCGTTCTACATCAGGATCTGCTGTATTAAAACGATTACGTTCGGCCAATGGCGTTGTTTCGCCGTCATGTGTTGTACCCGATGCAACTGCCGGGATAGCATGAGTGTGACCATCGTGCGGTAAACAAGCCCACCAAATGCCTTGATTTAATTCCCCGTTAATAAAGCTACAAATAACTTGTACGTTTTTATCTGGTGGCACCATCCACATACCATAGCTTTGATTTGTTTGTGCGTATTTGCTTGCATCCTTGGCTTGTGACTCGTCCTTGGTATTTGTTGCGCCAGCAAATGGCGGGCAGTAACGCACAGTAAACCAACTTTGTGTATTTGATTCAGCCGCAGAACTTAGTTGCGGGATCCACACTCGTAGGCGGCCAAGACCATCCGGATCAATGTTGTCTTTTACTTTGCCAATAAAAACGCCTTGCATTTTATTGCCAACTGCGCCAACGCCTCCTGTGCTAATACCTTTGTTATTTGCTTGCATTTATATCCTTACGGTTTTTTCGAATTACTTGGACCAACTGAGTTAGCATTGCCGGGCGTTGATCCTTTTGTTGCGCCAGGCTTGGCTGCTTTGCCAGTCCATGGGTTAGACAACGATTCCCTAGCGCACTTTAAGTTAGTGGTAAACTTACCTTTGGTAAATTTATTTGTTAACGTAATAGCAAAGTATACGCCACTAATTGCATCAGACTCGCGTAACAACATTGTGTCTGTAATTCCATTGTTGGTCGCTGAAGGTACTTGTGCTTCAAAGTAGATAAACGGCAACCATGTATGTGTTGCGGCTTTCTTTCTTTTTTCAGCCATCTGGTCTTCAGTCAATTGTTCTTTTTCATATTCCCACACATCTTCTTCCCATGGCGGTTTGCCTGGGGTTCCAGGAATTTGCATTAGCCAGTACGGGTCGCCAACAACTTCAAGATCCAATTCTACCATTTCGCCACTGCCTGATAAATTGGAACCAATTTGTCTATATACGCTGTACTCGTTTGCGTTTTCCGGCGACAATGCGCTTTGTTGTGATTGTTGTTGCACACCAAAGTTCATATGATAAAATTGCGGCATGTGTGGATACCAGCCTGGTTTAGGACGTATCTTGCCAGTAGTAGGATCAAACTCTGCGTCCTCGGCATAAGTTGCGGCAACTCGTTGAGTTTCGGTTCCAACAGATTTTGCATCGTCACATTTAATTGCCTTAGGTCCTGCGGCTTCTGATTTTTTCTTGGCAGTAGCTGATGTTCCAGACGGTGCAATTTGCTTACCAGTTTCTGAGTTAACCCACATTGGACGGACATTACGCCACATGTAGTTTAGTTTTAAAGTGGTGTTAATAACTTCAGAGTTTTCACCTGTGTAAATCCACTTATAAACTTTTCGTAATAGTCCTTTTTTAATCCAGTTATCAACACGCTTGTTACGTTCCACTGGATCTTGTGCATCTTTATATTCTTGTGGGTCAATAATGTTACGTGGATCTTCTTTAGTTGTAATAAAGAAGTGAATTTCTTTTGCAGAACTTCCTAGCTTTGGATCAAATGCATATCCTTTGTTTTCTGACACATCTTTTGCTCCAGGAATAATTACAACGTTCTTAGGCACAATATCTATTTTACCTGGTTTAACATCATTGCTGTTGTAATCTTTTTTCTCTGGGATGCGATGCAAATACTTCATCATGTCCTGGCTATTGGCCAATTGTCCTAAGATGAATGATTGTATTGTTTGGCCAGGTTGACTTTGTACTTCTCCGCGGCCAATGTTAAATTGTGCAGATGCTCTTGACCAAAAGCCATTTTGTATTTTTAAATTTACGATATCTTTGTGAGCAGTAATAACATACTTGTGTGGAATGCAACGAAGTCCATCCTTAACGTGTTCTTTTTCACGCTTGTTAAGTGCTTCAGCTAATTCTTTACAAAAACTTCCAACGGTAGCTGGTGTGCCAACCATTCTAAAGCCTTCTTCAAGTTGAGTGTAATCTGAGTTTAGTGACTGTCCAGATGAAGTTACAAATTCAAAATCGTATGTACTACCTTTGTAGTCTAGATTCATTTGCAGTTCGTTAATTCTAATATACCAGCGGAATACTAATTCTTCACCTTCCCAACCTTTGCAGATTTCTGGCATGTCAGAATCTGTGTTGTATCCTGAGAACGTAATTTCAAACAAGTACACACCGTCATTGCTTTTATAGCCTAGGTCGTAATTTGCTAAACTAATTGCTTCCATGAATCGGCCACCCAATGGCTCGACTACTTTGCCTTTAAACGAGATTGGAATCTGAGTGATGTAGTTGCCTGTCTTGTTACCAGCTCCGGTACATTCTATTGTCATTTCTTCTAGATACACTGAACCGGACCCGCCAGTCTCCCATAATATGATACCTTTTTTGTAATCATAGCTTCGCTCGTGTCTTGACTGTGTTGCTTCAAACACCGGCATCGCTGTCAAGCGAGTATTGTAAGTTACGTTGCGATAATTTTGTAAAGGATTATAATGAATCTCGGGCAAGCCAATATCATCATTGTGTGTTGGTTTAGTAGCCATTATACTACTCCAGCGATATCTGCTTTGTTTAATACACGAAGTACCATACCTGTTTTTAAATCTCTAATAGGATCACGAAGTTGATTGCGGTTAAGCAATACAATTACCCACCAGTAGTTGCTGTTCCCATAAAGAGAATAGCTTAATAAATCTGGGCGATGCTGATACTTAGGCCCAACTACAATAGTCTCTGTTGTTTTACCGTCTGTGATATCTGCGGCTGTTGGCAGCTTGGCCAAGTCAAGGTAAAAGTCTTGAATTGGCGTATCAGCATATTGGTTCTTTCCAGTAGTTGCCATTTTAAATGTATCCGTTTCCTAATAATTTGCCAGTGTAAAAATTTTCTAATGTATATTCTTTAACTGCTTCAACTGCGTTAATCTGTACAATCAAGCTAACACTCATTTCAAATAACACTGGCACTGATTGTCTGCCGTTAAACATATCAACCGTGATATAATCAACATCGTTTGGGTAATCGTATTGAAACGTTTTTACAACCACTGGCGTATTTGAATACAAGCCATGGGCACTTAAACGCCCAATTGGTGGTGGTATGCCTTTGTTTCTGTCTTCTCGTCCATAAAACATACTGGTTGCTGAACGTAGTAAATGAATTGCAGTCAATGTTTTCTTTGCTTCTTCTTCAGTACGACTAAACCAAGGGCCGCTAATTGTTACAACAGGAGTTGAGCGATTACCAAATGCGCTTGGCTGATAGTTAGTGTGTTGCAATTCCCAGGTGCTGTAGTTTACTTCAATTGACTGGCTAATCTTAGGAGTACTTGGCCATTCTAGGATATGATTCTTGCCTGGTTCTTTGTACGTCGAAGAACGAATATCGTTTTCACCGGTCTTGCGGCCACTTTCATCTGTTGTGCCCATCTCGGCAAATGCTTTAAATTCAAGTGTAACTCGACTGTCTAAATTAGCCATTGTATTATCCTAACTTGGCATCAAAGATGCGTTTAATCTTATCAATTTGTGCGCCACCGTTTGGATATAGCTCGTGTAAAATTGCTACACGACCTTCATCATCTGCGGCTTTATACAAGTTTCTAATTTGGCTTGCACTATTGATTGTTTGTCCGGCTATGCTAAACTGTACGTCAGCAACTGGGATAACGTAACCATGGCCAGCACGGGTGCCATCAGCATTTTTAGCATTGCTGAATGGCATTAAATTCTTGCCAGTGTATGGCTGAAAGTAACTTGGAGAGCCGTCTTTCAATGGCTTAAACGAAAAACGTGGATCTTCGGCCATGTCCTTTTTACCTACACCAAATACCATAACGTCTTTGTTTGGGTCAAGTCCCAATTTGCTTGGTAAGTTAACTGGTGCATATGGCACTGTTTCTTCTACAATATTCTTTTTTGGTACGCCTGCGGCCTGCATCATAAGTGCTTTTTCAGCAAATGAAAACGGACTCTTTTCTGGCTCTACCTTGCCACTGGTAGTGATGTAAGTATTGTTAATGCCAAACTTGTTCGCGAGTTCACGAAACACTTCAGCGTGTCCATGGTGGAACGGGTGGAAGCGTCCTGCGTATACAGCAACAATGCGGGAATTTAGCTCATTGATCTTCATTAAAAGTTTCTCCATACCTATTTACCGTTTCCATAAAGTAGGTATATTACCGTTGACAATGCCTATAACTTTATGCTATACTTGATACAAGGAGACTACTAGTGTCAGAGAAAACAACAACCATTTACCTAAAGAATAAAGATATTCTAGCAGCCATCCATGCAAGTAAGATGAGCTATTGCTGGAAAGAAAGCCGAGATGTCGAGCAGTATGATTACATTGTAACCGAATTAAAGAGCTTTCATAATCGTAAAACCAAAGCCTGCCCCGAAGGCGCTATCAATTTAGCACGTGAAGCTCGTGCGGCTAGGTTGCAACAACAAGCATACCAAGCCGCCATTGCAGAATGGGAAGCTGCCAAGGGCAAAGCAAGCACCAAACCAAAACAAGATCAATTCGAAGTCAATCCTAAAAAGATTCCTGTCACTGATCTTGTTGTTCGCATGATGACGTTTGAGCATATTCCTCTTGAGCCTGGGCGCAAAAACAATCCTAAGAGTATCGCTGATCACCGTAGCAAAGTAAACTTTCCTCCATTCAAACATTTTGTTCAAAATGAAGATGGCACTTGGCGCGAAGTACTTCGCAGTCATTGGAAGGGCGACTTGGAAACAGGTGAGTTTTGTGTGACCCATGGACAAATTACAAACCGCTTAGGCGCCATGTTCTTAAAGCTATGCGAACGTTATAGCTTGCGAAGCAACTGGCGTGGCTATAGCTATGTCGATGAAATGCGTGGTCAAGCTCTTATTCAGCTTACACAAATTGCACTACAGTTCGACGAAGGCAAATCGCAGAACCCATTTGCTTACTATACTGCCGCAGTTACAAATAGTTTTACCCGTGTGCTTAACGTAGAAAAGCGTCAACGTGATATCCGCGACGACATGTTACAAGACTCTGGACAAATGCCAAGTTGGACACGTCAAATGGAAAGTCAGCAGGCGCACCTTGAAGGAATTGAGCGATATAATGCACTTAAAGATCCAGCGGCTGCTGTTGAACCAGGTGAGGAATTACCTGTCAATGTTGATTTAGAAGCAGACATCGATATCGATGCAGACATTGAAGTTACTGAAATTATTTTAGAGGATAGTGAGGAAGCATGATGACTAATCCATTTCGCGATCAAGAAAAGTTTATGAGAGCTTGCGACCAAAGCGTTGAGGGCTTTAATGCAGATCAATTTAACATGTACTTAAAACTGATTGAAGAAGAATCAGGCGAGCTTGCAGAAGCTATTGCGGCTCACGATCAAGTAGAAACGCTAGATGCACTAATTGACATCTTAGTTGTTACTATTGGTGCTATTCACTCTGCAGGATTTGACGGTGACGGTGCTTGGAAAGAAGTTATGAAAACAAACTTTGCCAAGATTGACAAAGAAACCGGCAAGGTTCGTAAGCGTGAAGATGGCAAGGTACTTAAACCACTAGGTTGGGAGCCACCTGAGCTTGCACCATTCTTAAAGAAGGAGTAAACATGAAACATCCAGATAGTTTGAAACGACACATTGATCATTTAGAGATTCATCACGAGAGTCTTGAGAAACAATTATTGATCCTTGAACAACAGCACCAGAACGATACTCCTGTTGCCCAAACTCTTAAGAAACGAAAACTTTTCCTTAAGGACGAGCTTGTTCGTTGTAGACATACACTTGCAGAAATGCTATAATTGCTAATGACTCAATCTTTTAAGAAAGCTGTTTGCTTCACAGACATTCACTTTGGACTACGTAATAACAGTCGTAGCCACAACAATGACTGTGAAAACTTTATCAAGTGGATGGTAGAAGAAGCCAAGAAAGAAGGTGCTGAAACATGCATCTTTCTCGGTGACTGGCACAACAACAGATCCACTGTTAACGTAAGCACATTAAACTATACAACGTCCAACGTCAAGTATCTTTCAGAGCATTTTGAAAAGGTATACTTGATTATGGGCAATCACGATTTAGCGTATCGTGAAAAACGTGAGATTAACTCACTGCCGTTTGCTAAACACTTAGACAATGTGGTGTTAGTTGATGAGCCACTTACTGTTGGTGACATGACAATCATCCCTTGGCTCGTTGGCAACGAGTGGGAGACAATGAAGAAGCTCAAGAGCCGCTATGTATTTGGCCACTTTGAGCTTCCACACTTTAAAATGAACGCCATGGTGGAAATGCCAGACCATGGTGGACTTAATGCTGGACACTTTCCCAATCAAGAACTAGTGTTTAGCGGACACTTTCACAAGCGCCAGCGCAAAGGCAATATTGTGTACATGGGTAATTGCTTCCCCCATAACTATGCAGATGCCTGGGATGACGAACGTGGTTGCATGTTCTTAGAGTATGGTGGTGAGCCAGACTTCCGCACATGGCCAGGAGCTCCTAAGTTTAAAACACTTACACTAACACAAGCCATTGATCGTCATGCTGAACTGTTTGATGAACAAACGTTTGCTCGTATTACAATCGACGTAGACATTAGCTACGAAGAAGCAACGTATATTAAAGAACAGTGGGCAGAGACGTATAACATGCGTGAGCTGTCGCTTATTCCTGGCAAGAAGGAAGAACACGCAACTGAATGGCAAGGCGGGGAGATTCAATTTGAATCTGTTGACGCAATTGTTCTCAATCAGATTCAAGCAATTGACTCTGATGTTATCGATAGACAAATTCTTGTGCAAATTTACCAAGGACTGACAGTTTGATTAAGTTTAACAATCTAACAATTAAAAACTTTATGAGTGTGGGTAATGTTACCCAAGGACTCCGCATGAATCAACATGGGTTGACTCTTGTGCTAGGTAACAACTTAGACTTAGGTGGTGATGGTGCTCGTAACGGCGTAGGTAAAACTACAATGGTTAATGCGCTATCATATGCTATCTACGGCAATGCACTTACTAACATTCGTAAAGAGAATCTTATCAACAAAACTAACACCAAGGGCATGTTAGTTACTGTTGAGTTTGAAAAGAATGGTGCCAAGTATACAATTGAACGTGGGCGCAAGCCTAACGTATTACGATTCTTAGTTGACGATCATGAAGTCAACGAATCAGGTACAGACGAAGGTGCTGGTGAGAACCGTGTAACTCAAGAAGCAATTGAAAAAGTAGTTGGCATGAGTGCAGAAATGTTCAAGCACTTAGTAGCTCTTAACACATACACTCAACCTTTCTTGAGTTTGAAAAGTGGTGAGCAACGTGACATCATTGAAGAACTGCTGGGCATTACTCAGTTAAGTGAGAAAGCCGAAATCCTTCGCGAGTTTATTAAGAAAAGCAAGGACGACATCAAAGACGAAGAGTCACGCATCAAGGCCCTACAAGAAAGCAATGCTCGTGTTCAAACTAGCATTGACGATCTGGAACGTCGCAGTCGTGTATGGACTTCTAAGAAGGAAGCAGATGTGGCTGCATTTGAAGCCGCTATTACAGAATTAGAAAACACAGACATCGAAGCCGAGTTAGAGGCTCATCGTGCGGTGGCCCTTTACAAAGAAAACGAAAGTCGCCTTAAGTTAGCCAACAAAGAATTAGCCACTCGCCAAAGCAACGTTAAGAAGTTGCAGGATGCCTTAGCAGTTGCACAAAAGAGTTTGGAATCTATCAAGGCTCATCAATGTCCATCCTGCGGTCAAGATGTTCATGACGAGAAGCATGACCAAATGGCCACAGATGCACAAGCCGCAGTGGATCTAACAGTTAATGCGCTTCGCGAAGAACATGGCTATTTGGCTCAAGCTGATATGGCTGTTCGAACCATTGGCAACTTAGGTGATCGTCCACGTACCAAGTATCAAGACGTAGCGGATGCGGCTGCTCACAAGAACAACTTAGAAAACATTCGCAAGCAACTTGATGCAAAGGTTCAAGAAGAAGATCCTTATCAAGAACAAATCGAAGCCATGCGTAATACTGCACTAGCTCTGGTCAGCTGGGACGAAATTAACAGAGTAAGTAAACTACTTGAGCATCAAGAGTTTTTGTTAAAGTTGTTAACAAGCAAAGACTCATTTGTAAGAAAGCGTATTATTGAACAGAACTTGGCGTATTTGAATCATAGACTAAGTTACTATTTGGATAAGTTACAACTACCGCACCAAGTTACATTTAAAAGTGATTTGGAAGTAGACATTAGCCAACTAGGACAAAGTTTTGATTTTGATAACCTAAGTCGAGGAGAACGAAATCGTTTAATTCTGGCATTGAGCTGGAGTTTTAGAGATGTGTATGAAAGCTTCACAGAGCCAATGAACTTGATGTTCATTGACGAGCTTGTTGATTCTGGAATGGATAGTGTGGGTATCGAACACTCCATGTCAGTTCTAAAGTCAATGGGTCGTGAAATGAATCGTAACATTTTCTTAATCTCACACAGAGATGAACTAGCAAGCCGTGTTAATAATGTGCTTATGGTAGTTAAGGAAAATGGATTCACTATGCTCGAAGCGGATACGCAAGTCATTGAAAATTAAGGAACATTATGACAAATCATGAAATTTTACTAGAACAGTTTGAAGCATACAAAGCTGAGAACGAAAAATTTGCAGGTAAAGGCGTTAAGGCCGCAGCCGCCCGTGCTCGTAAAGCACTACAGGAAATGTCTAAAGCTATCAAAGAACGCCGTAAAGAGATTACAGCGGAGAAAGAAGCGTTAGCAGCCAAGTAATGTGGTTTTACAACGATCAAGTTGTAGACGCATTACCCGATGACTGCGTTGGGTTTGTGTACCTTATAACAAACCTAACTAACAACCGAAAGTATGTGGGGAAGAAGCTATCAAAGTTTTCTAAAACCACATACAAGGTTGTTAAACTAAAGAACGGTACAAAAAAGCGGAAGAAGATCAAAAGCAAGATTGAATCCGACTGGCAAACATATTATGGCTCATCCGTAGAACTTTTAGCAGACTTAGCTCAACTAGGCCCAGATAAATTTAAAAGAGAGATACTGCATTATTGCAATGCAAAAGCTGTATGCTCTTACATAGAAGCAAAAGAACAATTTGATAGAAAAGTACTTGAATCAGCAGACTACTACAACGGCATTATCAACTTAAAAGTACATAAAAATCATATCAAAGACAAACTTTAACTACACAGTTAACATATCTGTAATACAGATAAATCAATATACTTCCTGCGTAAACCGCTAACTCCCCAGACTCATTTACTACTGATAGGCTTGTGTCGCCGATACTATGACACCCATAAAACCAGGCACTAGGGTTGCGCTGGGGAAGGAACTTCCGTGCAGTAGCGGAGACTAACACCCACTATCCTTCACAGGACGTAGATCAATTGCTTGAAAAGATCTGGGTTTAGTATATGTAAAGCTAGAAAGAGCAGGCAATGGTGAACTATTACAACCTGCATATTGCACACGTTATTTCAATTAGGTGTGTGCAGTAGCGTCATAATAAGAAAAGCGTAAAAGGGTACAGCGTGACCGCCCTAACTTTAAGTAGTTGCTGTAATTGAATGTGGCATTGGACTTCGGGTCAAGTGTTTTTATCTTAGCCGGTAAAACGGCTAAGTGTGACTGAAGCATCAGGTCAAGTATTCATTATGTAGTTCATGTATTAAGAAACAACACAAGTATCATATAAAATCGTGTTAAATCTAAAAAATAGGTTATAGTAAACTGAATGAGTTGAGCGAAGCGATACGAAATTCAAGAGCGAAGTATTCGCTCTACCAAGATAGTTTAACAAATGGCTATCAATGACGAGCAATACCCTTTTTGCCGTACATAGTTTCTGTGTGTTCTTTAATGACTTCGCTTAGTACCATTCTTTCTTCGTGAGTCATGTTCCAGATTTCTTGTGGACTTATGCCTCCCCACACGCTTAACATGGATACTTCTTTGATTACGGCTCTTGATTCGTTTTCAATGCCCTCGATGAAACGTCGAATCTTGTTTCTATCGAGACCTAGACTCAAGAGCCGACGCTGAAAAAACTTGTGGGGTCAAATAGCATGTCAGTTGTAAATTTGTTCTTACAATGATCACAAGTTACTTCTAGTGTGCGAGTAATACCATACTTGCCAAATGCTTTGATTTCTTCGTCTAGACGTTCGTTACTTGCACGATCTAAGTTCTTAACCCATTCGTAAATGTGATTGAAATTTGTTACTTCAACTCCATCTGGCAATCGTACCACAGTGATACTAGAAGCAAGAATGTCTTGACTTAGTGCAACTAACTGATCATAACCACGATTGGCAATATCTGCTTTTTGTTCAATAGTAGAGTTTTCGTTTGCTTCGGCACCTTGTAACTGACGCATTGTATTAAATTGTACACGAAGCAAGCGACTTTGTGCTTCTAATGTATATGGCTTTAGCTGTACAACCACGCCATTTGCTAGTGTTACTGTGCCCAATGTTTCGGGAATAGCACGTGATGTTGATAATACACTGCCCAAGCCAACTGTAACTCTTTGCGACTTACCGCCGCTTTCTTCACAACCGTGAGTTACATCAAGCTCCATATCATCACCGTAGCTGGTCATACGCATAGCAACCAAGATAGCATCAATGTCTGGTGCTGGGATTTCAGATACATCTACGATATCAGGACATACAGAAGCAATAACTTGTTTTAGTGCTTCGCCGTTTAACAACGAATCTGGATTCTTTAGAGCCAGTTCATCTTTGGCAGTCATTGGATATACTGCTAGTTCGCCTGTATCTGACATCTTTGGTGCTACTTTATAGTAGCGGCCACCACTGGGTAGTTCAATATAAGTGCCGGGCTTGCGATAATATTGTGCCAATGGGTTGGCAACAGGCTGCTTAATTGGCTGTTTTAGTGGGTTTGAGTTATCCATGTAGTTAATCCTTAACGGTAAATAGGTGTAATAGAACCTATATCATAAATGTATTTATGTACAGTTTTAACGGCTAAAGGACCAAATCTCTCCAAATGGATGATAAAGAACTCATAAGGGCAATAGACAGATTAACAGACAAGCTAGACAGCGTGTCAAGTTCTGTTGGCCGTGGCAGTAGCCAAACATCATCGTCTGGCACTCCAAAAAATGGTCCAGTACCACGTGCCAAAGCAGTTGATCCTGCACAAAAAGAAAATCGTGTCGAACTAGACAAATCTACAAAGTCAATACGTGCCCAACGTGTGCAAACAGATGCTGAAATCAAAGCGTCTAAGGAAGCAGTTGATGCACAACAAGAATTAACCAAAGAGCAAAAAGAAGCCAAGAAGGCACAAGAAAAAACTACAGAAGCTTTCAAAGATCTTGGTGCAACACTGATTGGGGAAAATGCAAATTTAAGTAGCGCCTTTAGTCGTCTTGGTGGCAATTTAGAATATACTGGAACTACCTTTGGCAAGATAGCCGGTGGCATTGCAATGGGTGTTGGGTATGCCATTGGTGGCTTGCAAGAATTTGCCAAGCAAGCTGGCGAGATGGGTGCATTTGCTGACCTTGACAAATTTAGTGTTGGTTCAGTTACACAGATGAAACTAATGAGTGGCCTTGGTGGCGCATTCATGAAAGTAATTGAAAACAGTAACGGTACCTTTAGAGCATTTGGTGCCACAAGCCAAGAAGCCGCTGAAAATTTAAGTAACCTAAGTCGTGGATTGAAGTATGGTAGTGGATATCTTAATAATACTCTACGTAATGCCTTAGGCAAAGATCTTGTCAAGAGTGTTGACCGTGCCGCACGTGCCGCTCGTTCAATGGGTATGACTGATGAAGAACAAGCAAAGCTAACAGGCGACCTTGCTATTACCGCGGCCATGGGTGCTAAGACTGAACAAGAAGCACAACAACGTTTGGCCCAACAGTATACCAAGACTATAGATTCTACAAAGACTCTAAACAGTGCATTTGGTATTGCTAAAGATGCGGCACTTGCAGCCGCAGAAGCATTTAGAAAAACTGATGCTGGTACATTTGCGGCACGTGGAGGCATGACTGCTGAAACAGCGGCACTGGCCAAGTTGATGCAAGACATGGGTGTTGCAACTGATCCTGAAAAAGCCGCACGTGCCGCACTAGGTGTAATGCGTGGCGAAGAAGGTCAAGCACGAGCTGTAATTGGTGCCGGACCACAGCAACAAGCCATGGACTTGTTAATGACATCCATTAACAGAGCCGGTGGTGCTAAAGACATGGGTGCTGTTGCTAGGGAAATGAAGAATTTAGGGCCGCAGATGGATCAGATTATTCAAGACGCATCCAATCTTGCAGTTAATGCACCAGGGTACTCTGCAACTGGTGCTACATTGGCTAGATTCAAGGCAGGCATGGATTCTGCTAAACCTGGTGAGGAGCCTAAGCCAAGAACGTCAGAAACCGACAACATCATGGCCATGAACAGTTTAACAGCGGCTCTTGAAAGTTTGCGTAATGTTATCATAGGTGTCACTGCTGGTATTGCAACGCTAGTAGGTAGCTTAGGTGCAATTGCTGTCATGGGCGGCATTGGCGGTATCTTAAAAGGTGGCCTAGGTAGTAAGCTAGGCGATATGTTCGGTAAGAAGATGGGCACTGCTGGGCCAGCCGCTGGATCATTTGCAGGTTGGAAAAATGGCTCAACTGCTGCCGCACAAGGTGCCGGTAGTGGTATCATGGACAAGTTAAGTGGTGCCGCTAGCAAAGGCATGGAAGGCTTCGGTGATATGCTAGGCAAGTTAGGCGAAAGTAAAACAGTCAAGGGTGCCGCTACTCTTGCATTACTAGGCAGTGCGCTAGCATTAACTGCTGTGGGATTAAAAACGTTCAATGAAGTAAACTGGGGTAGTTTAGTTAAAGGTACCATTGCCCTTGGTGGCTTAATTGGCATGGCTAGATTAGTCGGCGAAGCAACAACAGGTATGATTAAAGGTGCCGCAGTTATAGCATTACTTGGTGCATCTTTATGGATAGCTGGTAAAGGATTCCAAGCATTCAGTGAAGTTGAATGGGAAGGCATTGCCAAAGGGGTAGTAGCATTAGGTGCGTTTGGAGCAGTTGCAGCCATAATGGGCACATTTATTGGGCCTATATTATTAGGCTCTGTTGCTATTGCAGGTTTAGGCATAGCACTAGGTGTATTTGGTGCAGGCGCATACGTTGCAGGACAAGCCGCAGATGTATTTGCAAATGCAATCAAAAAAGTTGGCGATGTTGATGGTGCTAACTTGATTGCTGTTGGCGCTGGCCTTGCCGCAGTAGGCGCAGGAGCAGTTGTATTTGCCGCTGGTATGGTAGCCGCTACTGCAACCAGTTTAGTAACAGGCTTAATGGGATTGTTTGGTGCAAAAAGTCCAATGGAGAAGATACTTGAACTAGTACCAGTTGCAGACAAGATCAGCATGATTGGCGAAGGAATGTTTAAGTTTGGATCAAGCATTGGCTTGATCAACGATAACTTAAAAGCCTTAGACTTAGATGCACTAGACAATTTTAAAAATGCGTTAGTTGAAATAAGCAACATTGACATGCCAAGTTTAAATGGATTGTCAATTCCCCAAATATCAACTGATGGTTTAGCCGGAGCCGCGCAACAACAAGGTAATGCATTGTCAAATGTATTATCTGGCAATGCCGCAGTAACACCAGAAGTAATTGGACAGTTGATGTCATATCTGTCTAACATTGAAAACGATTTACAAGCAATTCGAGGCAATACACGAAAAAACGGATATGAAAGTCCGGTTAGATTGTCTTAATAACATACGATAAGTAATAAACTATGAGCTGGAGAAAACATTTTAAAATTTGGGACGCAGAAGCTGAAAAGACTTCTGCTGGCCAACGAGGCGGAGCATCAGCTACGTCTGCTAAGTTTGCATCTTGGTTACAAGAAGTATACACTGGCCAACCAAACCGTACAGACCGTTATGTTCAGTACGATCAAATGGATATTGACAGCGAAGTAAATGCCGCACTAGATACTATTGCTGAGTTTTGTACACAAGCTGATGCTGACTCAAACTTACCATTCCGCATTATGTGGAAAGAAGATCCAACTGAAAGCGAAAGCAAAGTTGTTAATGAAGCACTTAAAAAATGGTGCGCTATTAACAAGATGGATCAACGTGTATTCCGCATGTTCCGTAGTGCAATCAAATATGGCGATCACTTTTTCTTGCGTGATCCAGAAACATTTGAGTTGTATTGGGTAAACCCAATTGATGTCAAACGTGCGGTTATCAACGAAGCAGAAGGTCGTGCAGTTGAGCAATATGTTATTGCTAACGTACATCCTAATATGGCTGCTAAAATTGCAACACAGCCGATTGACAACGTACAAACATTACCTGGAGCACAAGTAACAAATGCAGCCGGACCATTCTCTCAATCTAGCAACTTTGCCAAACCTGGACAACAAGGTGGCGAAGTTGCAATTGATGCCAACGACATTATTCACATTAGTCTAAACGAAGGTTTAGACGCCAGCTGGCCATTCGGCCCAAGTATCCTTGACAGTGTATTCAAAGTGTACAAGCAAAAAGAAATGCTTGAAGATGCTGTTATTATCTATCGTGTACAACGTGCGCCAGAACGCCGTGTATTTTATATTGACACAGGCAACTTGCCAGCACACCAAGCTATGGCATTCGTTGAACGTGTTAAAAACGAAATTCACCAACGCCGTATCCCAACTCGTGCAGGTGGTTCAAATGCAGTTGATGCAAGCTACAATCCATTAAGCATTATGGAAGACTTCTTCTTTGCCCAAACAGCAGACGGTCGTGGTAGTAAAGTTGAGACACTACCAGGCGGTACTGGCTTAGGTGAAATTGATGACTTGAAGTATTTTACAAACAAAATGCTTCGTGGCCTACGTATTCCAAGTAGCTACTTGCCAACTGGTCCTGATGACAGCGCGGCTGTTTTCAACGATGGACGTATGGGTACCGCACTGATTCAAGAATTCCGCTTCAATCGTTATTGCCGCAGACTACAAGGTTTAATTGCTCCTATGCTTGATAAAGAGTTTAAAGTCTTTATGAAGGAACGTGGTATTAACATTGACAGTTCTGAGTTTGACATTGACTTCTTAGAGCCACAGAACTTCTCTGACTATCGTGAGATTGAAGTTAACAACGCACGTTCAGCAGTGTTTACACAGCTATCTGAGATTCCTTATCTAAGCCATAGGTTCAAGTTGAAGAAGTTCTTAGGATTGACAGAAGATGAAATCTTAGAAAACGAACGTATGTGGACTGAAGAAAACGAAGGCCAAGATGCTATGGCTTCAAGTGGCGACGAAGGTGTTGGCTTTGGTGCAACCGGACTTAAAGGTCCCGGAGAAGCTGATTTAGATCTTGGCGCTGGCATGGAAGATCTAGAAGCCGAAGGCGGTGGAACTACCGAGCCCGGAGCAGAAGGTGGTGCCGAAGGTGCTGTACCACCCCCACCAACGCCACCAGCCGCATAAATTTCACTTTTTACTAAGTAAGAGTATGAGATTCAACGACATATTAGAAGCTGAAGATGAGATCGAAAGTGAAATCGATCCTGAAATAGCCTTTTATGGTGATATGCGCCGCAAGCGTTTAACGCTTGAGCACGTAAATCGCTTGAGAAAGCTACGTGATCTACGAAAATACGAAGAAGCTCAACGACTAGACCTAGTCAAAAAAATGTACGCTAGACCAGCACCAGTCTAACACTAAATTATATTTTTTGACACTTATTGCGTAAAAACAGACAGTTTTTCCGCCATTTCCGCCATATTCTCCTGCGTCAATAGTAAGTAGTTATTGGTACGGTATATTCAAATAATATGCCTTCCCCTTAGCGCAAGGAGAAATAAATGAGTAAATCAATCTTAGAACAGGCATTAGCTCACCTTCTTAATAAAGAAGAAGATCAAGCTAGCGCATTGTTGCATGACTACTATGTAGGTATTGGTCGTAAAGTCTATGAAGACATTATGGCTGATGATATTGCCTTCGAAGACGAAGACACAACAGATTTAAGCGGTTCAATTGACGAAGTTGAAGCCGATTTGACAGAAGAAGGCGACGACGAACTTGCTCCAGAAATGGGCGCAGGCGATGAAGAAGCCGCAACAGACGACCTAGGCGCCGAAATGGGCATGGGCGATGAAGCTGGTGCAGAAGCAGTTGATGCTGACGCCGGTGATGTTGCAGATGCTATGATGGACGTTGAGTCTGCATTAGCAAAATTAAAAGCAGAATTTGAAGAAATGGTTTCTGGTGCCGGTGAAGAAATGGGCTCAGAAGAAGAAGGAATGGGCGACGTAGAAGCTGAAGAAGAAATGCCAGAAAGCATTGAAGAATCAGCAGAATTAACAGCCGTTGCTAAGCCAGACAACAGTGACAAAGCTGACCAGAAACATAGCCCAGTTGCAGGCAAGAACCCAATGGGTGCTCGTCCAGCAGTTAAAATTGGTGCAAGCAATGCAAGTGGTACTCCAAGCGGTACAACACCAGCAGCCGCTCCAAAAGCTCAAGACATGGGTGGTACAACTAAGCCAGCCCTCAGCAAAGTTTCAACTAAGGCCTAATCATCATGAACCAGCCACTACGTGAACACTTAACATTTGATCAAGCCAATTTGGTTATTGAATCAAAAGAGTCAGCCAGTGGCGGTAAAGATCTCTACATGAAGGGTATTTTTATTCAAGGTGCTAAACAAAACCATAACGGTCGTGTTTACCCTATCAATGAAATTAGCCGTGCAGTAGAGAGCATTAAGTCTCGACTAGAACAAGGTTATTCTGTATTAGGTGAAGCAGACCATCCAGATGATTTACAAGTAAACATTGACCGCGTAAGTCATATGATTACTGACATGTGGATGGAAGGCGAAAACGGGTTTGGCAAATTAAAGCTAATCCCAACACCAATGGGTAACATTATTAAGACATTACTTGAAAGTGGTGTTAAGCTAGGCGTTAGTAGCCGTGGATCCGGCAATGTAACTGAAAGCGGCAAAGTTTCTGACTTTGAAATCGTTACAGTTGACGTTGTTGCTCAACCCAGCGCACCTGATGCTTATCCAACAGCAATTTATGAACGAGTAATGGGCAGTCGTAGACGTGCCGCTCTGATGGACGTGGCCTACGCGGCGACCTACGATAGGTCCGCACAAAAGCACTTAGAAAACGAAGTGCGTAGATTCATTCAGAATCTGAAATAAGTCTGAGGAAAAAACATGACACAATTTACAGAAATGTTAGGTTCAGTAGTTTTATCCGAAGAGGTGCGTGAGAACATCAACGCCGCTTGGGAAAAACACTTATCCGAAAGCCGTGAATCAGTTACAGCTGAGTTACGCGAAGAATTTGCTGGTCGTTATGAACACGATAAAAGCCAGCTAATTGAAGCAATGGACAAGCTAATGCAAGATACAATCTCTGCAGGTGCTGCCGATTTAAAAACTTTACGTGAAGAAGCTGCGGCTCAACGTGTAAAGTATGCTGCCAAGATCAGCGAAGACGCAAAGTTACTACAACAATTTGTAATGGAAACATTGGCAAAAGAAGTTGCAGAACTAAAGTCTGATCGTAAATCACAGAAAGATGCAGTTGGTCAGTTAGAAGAATTTGCATTGCGCAAGTTGACTTCTGAACTAAGCGAACTACACGAAGACCACAAACAATTAGTTGACGCTCGCGTTAAATTAGTTGCAGAAGGTCGTAAGGCGATTGCCGAAGCTCGTAGCACTTTCATCAAGAAAGCAAGCGAGAAAATCAATACAATGGTTGCTGAATCTTTCAAGAAAGAAGTAACACAATTAAAAGAAGACATCCGTACAGCCAAAGAAAATAACTTTGGTCGTAAGATTATGGAAGCCTTCGCTGCGGAGTTTATGGCAAGTAAATTCGCTGACGGTACAGCCGTTAGTGCATTGAACAGCAAGCTAGCAGAAATGAACACAAAACTATCAGAAGCTCAATCAACACTAACACAAAAAGAACAACAAATTAGCGAGTCGCTTCGTCGTCAGCGCATTGCGGAAGATCAAGCACAGCGAGTTCGCGTCATGCAGGACCTATGCTCACCATTGTCGAAAGACAAGCGTGGCATTATGGAAGAGTTATTAGAAAGCACAGATACTGCTAAACTAAAAGATCAATTCCAAAAGTACCTGCCATCTGTTTTAAACGAGGAAGTTCGTCGTGAGAAGAAACAACTTGTTGAAGGACAGCAATCACAGAAGACTGTGGTTACAGGCGATAAGACAGCACAAGTTGTTGAAGCCGCCCCAGCCGAAGCTGATGAAACTATTCAACAACTTCGTAAACTCGCTGGTATTAAGATTTAATTAGGAGACATTATATGTCACAAGCTCTATTTGAAAGCAAAAACTGGTCTGCTACTAAGCAAGCCTTAACAGAAGGCCTACAAGGTCAACGCAAGACTACAATGGAAGTCTGCTTGGAAAATACAAAGAAGTATTTGACAGAAACAGCAACAGCCGGCGGTACAGCTTCTGGTAACATTGCAGTTTTAAACAAGGTTATTTTACCTGTTATTCGTCGCGTTATGCCAACAACTATCGCTAACGAATTGGTTGGTGTTCAGCCAATGCAAGGTCCAGTTAGCCAGATCCACACATTGCGTGTACGTTACGCTGAAGGTGCTGACGCTGCCGACAACGCAACTGGTAACATCGGTAAAGCCGTAACTGCTGGTGATGAAGCTCTAAGCCCATTCAGCATTGCTACTCAGTACTCTGGTGCTGGTGGTAAAGGTGCTTCTACAGCTAGCATGGAAGGTGTTGGCGGTAAGAAGATGAACATCCAGATCTTGAAAGAGACTGTTGAAGCTAAGAGCCGTAAGTTGTCTGCTCGTTGGACATTTGAAGCTGCTCAAGACGCACAAGCCATCCACGGTGTTGACGTTGAAGCAGAAATCATGGCTGCATTGGCTCAAGAAATTACAGCTGAAATCGACCAAGAAGTTATCGGTTCCTTGATCAACTTGGCAGGTTCTGCTTATGGTACATACGACCAAGCCGCTGTTTCTGGTGTTGCTAACTTCGTTGGTGACCAACACGCTGCCTTGGCAGTATTGGTAAACCGCGCCGCTAACGACATCGCTAGCCGCACACGTCGTGGTGCTGGTAACTACATCGTAGTTTCTCCAACAGCATTGACAATCTTACAATCTGCTACTACAAGCGCATTTGCTCGTACAACAGAAGGTACATTCGAAGCTCCAACAAACACCAAGTTCGTTGGTACATTGAACAGTTCAGTTCGTGTTTACGTTAACCACTACGCAGGCGATGCGGCTCCGATCCTTATCGGTTACAAAGGTGCTAACGAAATGGACGCTCCAGCATTCTACTGCCCATACATTCCATTGATGAGCTCTGGTGTTGTTTTAGATCCAAACACATTCGAACCAACAGTTAGCTTCATGACACGTTATGGCTACGTTGAGTTGTCAAACAGCGCATCTTCTTTAGGTAACGCTGCTGACTACGTTAACACAATCGCTATCGACAGCGCAAACTTGAGCTTCATCTAATCTAACAAGATTAGTTGAGTTCAACTAGGAAAAGGGCAGGCAACTGCCCTTTTCCATTGACTAAGTATGGTATGTTTACAAATGTAGAAGTCAGATTAGAACGTGCAGGCCATTGCCAAAAGTGCGAGTTTTACAGACGCTCAACAAAACAATGTACACTGTGCGGATGTTTAATTAACTTAAAAGTAACAATAGCAAATGAAGAATGTCCAGCTGGCAAATGGGGTAAAGCAGCCGCAGGTACAGACTTTATGTCCACAGTGGCTACAAAGGTTCAAGAGTTCTTGCATCCAAAAAAGTGATCCTAAGGTAAATAATACATTAGGAGACATACTGACTATGCCAAAACTAGACGATTACGACGATTCGGGTGCGTTCAATCCACTTACAAGTGGAGCCCAAGTTAACATCAACAACAAAATTCAAAACGGTGGCTTTGCAAATACAACTTCAGTTGATTATGCAGCCAGTGTAAAAGCCACTGCTGATGCAGCCGCAGTCACAACTGCCGGTGGAGCAGAAACTTCAATAGTGAACGACAATACTGATTGGGTAAACAAAAAGTGGCGACCAATGATGGGTTGGACTTACATGGTAACATGTATGTTTGACTTTGTGATTGCACCAATCTTGTGGAGCGTTGTACAAGCATTAGGCAATAACGGTCGAGTAGAATTACAATGGCAACCATTGACATTGCAAGGTGCAGGTTTGTACCACGTGGCAATGGGTGCAGTACTAGGTGTTGCCGCATACGGCCGTACAAAAGAAAAAGTAGAAGGTAAGGCATAAATCAAATGGCAATTAAGACCAATCACACAACAGAATCAATCAAGCCAGCATCTAATGTGCTGACCATTGATGCCACAGGTGCATTGGCATTGCCAGCAGGTGAAACAACTGACCGTCCAATATCTCCATTGGCTGGTCATGTTCGCTTTGACCAAACATCAGACAAGCCTGAATACTACAGTGGTGACGATTGGGAAACCTTGGCAGCATTGAGTTATGTTAATGCACAGGATCAAGATCTACAACAACAAATTGATTATATTACTAGCAACGTTGACCCAGCCGCAATTGATTCATTAACTGAGATTGTACAAAATCAACAGAACACAAATGCAAATTTTGCTGGCATAATCAGCAATTTGTCATTGGACAGTTTAACAGATACAACTATCACTGGCCCAACTAACGGACAAGTGCTGTCATTTGATGTAGTATCTGGCCAGTTTAGAAACAAAACGCATCAACTAAGCCTAGCAACAAAAAACTATTATGGTGATGGTTCAACTGCAACATTTGAACTGCTTGAAAGTGTTGCAGGCCCAAATAATTTAGTAGTGTCAATTAACGGTATCGTTCAACAACCAAACTACAGTTACACTGTTATCAACGGAGCAACACTAGCCTTTGATGAAGTTCCAGAGTCTGGTGATTTGATCGAAGTAAGAATTTTAAGAAGCACAGTAACAAACGATCGTCCTAGACCAACTATAACGGCAGTAAGTTACAGTAACATTGCTCAATATACCACAATCACAATCCAAGCAACTGATATCACATTTGGTACAGGTGCTAGAGTTGGCGGACAAGCAATAACAAGAATCGACTATCCAACTGCAAACACAATGCAGTTGATGATAGAAACAACTCGTGTGGTGGGCCCATTATGGTCTTACCCACAAGACTTAACACTGGTAGATACCAGTGGTAACGAGTTTGTCTTTACAAACTTAATCAACTTCGGCCAGTCTAAGCCTTATTGGACCAATTCCAATTCCTATATTGGAAGTTTTTCCGGTGGAGACACCATAAATTTTACTTTAGGTGTAAATAACGCTACAAGTATAACAATACAACCTGCAAATGCAGGTGAATCTGCAATTAGCTGGTTGTCAGTAAGCGGAAACAATATCGTAGGAACTGCTCCTCAAAACAGTAGCCCTAGTCGATATGAAATCAAAGTAACAGCTGGTAACGGTAGCGTTGACATAACGAAAAACTACTGGTTACTAGTAATTTAAAATCATCTTCTCATGTTGGTTTGACACCATACTTAAAAAAGTCAAAAAAACAAAAGCTTCACTAGAAGTTTTCAAAGAGGAAAAATAAATGCCTATTATCAAAGCAAGATCGAGTTCGATTATTAACTCGGTTGATCTTCGTGGTACACCTACAGCGGTTACAGCCGCCAAAGGTACTAGCACAACACAAATCGCGTCTACTAGCTTCGTAAGCTCAGCGGTTAGCGACTTAATCAACTCTGCACCAGCTGTATTAGATACGTTGGCTGAGTTGTCAGCGGCAATTGGCGATGATGCCAATTTTGCGGCTACACTTACAACTGCACTAGCAGGTAAGG